TCTCAAAGACAAACGTGCCGCAGACGCCCCACGTTTTCATCCTTTTGAGAGCAAAACCGGTCGCCTCACAACATCAGCGAGAATGGAGAACAAGATTGTTGCCAGTACTAAGGAAGAGTTCAACACCTGGTACAAGCAGTTTGCTGAGAAACACAAACTGAACAACAAGTACACGGAATCTGCATCCTTTTGTGCCGAAATTCCTCAGCTCGACACCTACAAGTACAAGATGGAGCTAGCCAGCACGGACAATGAGAGGGACGCCATCTACAGCTCAGCACTCATTGAGGCCACCCGATTCTGTGCTCCTATCATGGAGTGTGCATGGGCTTCCTGCACTGGGACAGTTAAAAGAGGTCTGGAATGGTTCGACAAAAACAAAGACTCTGACACCGTGAAGGTCTGGGATGCCAACTACCAAAAGCTAAGAACAGAGACACCGCCTGCTGAGGCATTACTGGCATACCAGAAAGCCGCCCTCAACTGGAGAAAGGATGTCGGCTTCTCCATTGGGGAGTACACCAGTATACTAAAAAAGGCAGTGGCGGCAGAGTATAAGGTGCCAGGGACAGTGATCAATAACATCAAAGAAATGCTCAGCGATATGATTCGACGCAGGAACAGGATCATCAACGGTGGCTCCGATGATGCGCCAAAGAGAGGGCCTGTTGGGCGTGAGCATCTTGACTGGTGCAGAGAGTTTGCCTCAGGCAAATTTTTGAATGCTTTCAACCCTCCTTGGGGAGAGATTAACAAGGCAGGTAAATCTGGGTACCCTCTCTTGGCCACGGGATTAGCAAAGCTGGTTGAGCTAGAGGGGAAAGACGTGATGGACAAGGCCAAGGCAAGCATTGCACAACTTGAAGGATGGGTCAAAGAGAACAAAGACCAAGTCGACCAAGACAAGGCAGAAGACCTCCTAAAAGGGGTGAGAGAAAGCTACAAGACTGCCCTGGCTCTGGCAAAGCAGTCGAACGCCTTCCGTGCCCAGGGAGCTCAAATAGACACTGTGTTCAGCAGCTACTACTGGCTTTGGAAGGCAGGAGTGACACCAGTCACCTTCCCATCTGTGTCCCAATTCCTTTTCGAGCTGGGTAAGAACCCCAAGGGACAGAAAAAAATGCAAAAGGCACTCATCAACACCCCTCTCAAATGGGGAAAAAGGCTCATTGAACTGTTTGCTGATAACGACTTCACAGAGAACAGAATCTACATGCACCCCTGTGTGCTAACATCTGGAAGAATGTCCGAGCTTGGAATATCGTTTGGAGCCGTGCCCGTCACCAGTCCCGATGATGCCGCCCAAGGGTCCGGGCACACAAAGGCAGTCCTCAACTATAAGACCAAGACCGAGGTCGGCAACCCGTGTGCCTGCATCATTTCAAGCCTCTTTGAGATCCAAAAAGCAGGTTATGACATTGAGAGCATGGATATAGTCGCCTCTGAACATCTTCTCCATCAATCTCTTGTGGGGAAGCGCTCGCCCTTCCAAAACGCCTACCTCATTAAAGGCAATGCCACCAACATCAACATCATCTAGGATTGCGGCTAGGTTCACTGCCAACACATCTCTACTGCTGTTTTTCTTCTGCATTGCTTTGCTTCTATTCTTACTTTCATTCTTATTCTATTCTGTTTTGTAAAATTTGGGGCTGTGCGGCAACGATATCTTTGAGA